AGTTGTTTATAGACCTTTAGCATTTTTGTTACGGTAATTGAGTTAAGGAGCTCTGGTCCAATACCCTTAACCAGACAACCTCCGCAGAAACCTAGGGATATTACCGAGATTAAGCTACCAACTACTATTTCCACAGTCTAGACGTCCTCAGGTAGTATCTCTTTTAAGGGCATCCTGAAGTCATCAACAAATGCAGTCACGTCGAAAGATTCACGTCCATTGTTGAAATAGAACGTGATCCAGCTATGTTCTCCGTTGGTATGTCTCTCAAACTTAATCTCTTCTACTTTAAAGAAGCTTGTACTAGCTATCATTGTTCTTTCTCCCATTCAACAACGTCTTTTAGTAGTTCGATCATAGGGGTTGGGTTGCCTTGCTCAGACCACATTTTCCAAGCACTGTTAGTACTCTTAACTCCAGAATCAGGGTTTAGTCCGGTACAAGATTGTCCAGTTGCCTTAGTTATAGGACACTCAGGACATCCGTTCGGTTCGGACGCATAAAACTCACATAGAGCACACTCGCCTGTATGCCAATCGTCTACCCCTTCCTCTACAATAGACCCCTCATATCTTTCTATCCCGTGTTTGAGCAGGTTATCAGATCTCAATCCCTCCCACTTTAAAACGGAGGCTTCTAGAGAATCCTCTTTTTTACACCTATGTGCTGGTATAGGTGCGTATTCGTCTAGCCAAGATTTAAGACTCATGTTATAATCCTCGGGTTGTAGTACCGTATATTAATTCCAGGGCCATTTAACCATACATCAGAGCAGTTTTTAATGGTTTGTTTATAGACCCTTACAGCCTCGTCTCTGGTTGCCATACGCTTACTTTGGTATCCGGCACTGGTAGAGAAGCTAAGAATATACCTCACAGCATAACTCCATTTCGCGTAGCAATCAACGTCGTGCGGAAGAAGATGTAACTATAGTGATCATAGCTAGAGGCCAGTCCTTTCTTAAATCGCTTGCGCTCCTGCAGATTAAGTTGCATCAAGTTTGTCTCGACGTCGTCTATCCCGTATTCACCTGTATTGTACAGGTACACCGCTCTTACTAGGTCGTCTTCAGTCATTTATGTGCTCCACTTCTATGGTATAGCTGTCTCTTTCTAGGAATTCTTCTGGACAGTCAGTAAAAAACTCTTCGTCCATTCTAGCTATCTTGGAAGGGTCGGTGGTGTTGTAATCCTCAGGGTTTACGGAGTATTCCAGCACTAGAGTAGCTTTAAATTTCATTTCAGTATTTCCTCTATTACCGTTACCTGATCATAATGCCTTTCAGGTATTTTAGCCTCTAGCACTGGCTTGAGGGCATAAATGAATGCTACCAAAGCCAGAGATACTATCAGTATTGTTTTCATTATTTGCTGCCCTTTTGGAATTCTGTTAATATGTCGTTGAACGCTCTATCTCTGCTGTCCTTGCTTGTGTAAGACAACATGAATGTCTTGAGAGGCGTTGACACCTCTAATTTGTAGAAAGTCCGGTGGAAATCTTTTCCAAGATTATAAATCTTAGTAACCTTCTCTACTGTGGTGGGTTCTACTGGAACTAACACTTCGTTTCCTTCATCGTCTCGTATTGCTTTGTGCACAGCTGGTTCCTGGTTGTTTATCGACCTTCTTTTTTAATCCAGTCTCTCTTATAAGAGACCCACTCATAAGCAGGCTCTGTTCCTCTATCATAAAAAGCTATAGCTCTCAAAGCGTCAGCTCCGTACCCAGACCCGTATAAAGCTTCTTTTATGTTTTGCCCCGCTACTGCGGTAGTTGTACCACCTTTCCAGTACACCGTGTATATATTCATGTTACAGTCCTCTAACTAGAGTGGGGTTGTTGCGCTTTGCAATGCTACGCAGCACCTTCAGTGCTTTGCGAGCTGTAAGCTTTCCTCGCTGGACATCTGAGTTCAGAGACCTGATCTCTGTGTAAGGCACGAGCATTAGTAGATTGTCTGGTACAACTAGCATTTCATTCTCCTTATTATCAGATGAGTCCATAGTAATCTGTCAATGGACAACGCACCAGTCTGTAGTAAGTGCTGTCTCCCCTCTGCTCCCTGTGAAGCAGGTCTTTGGCCTCTTTCTCGGTGATCAGGCCTGCGTTCAGTGCGTCTACTATTTCTTTCTTACTCATCTTCTTGTCTCTCTGTTTGTTCAGTGTGTGGCTAGTATGACTTACTTAACGACTGGTGTCAAGAATTATTTAGTAATTGAATCCTTTACTTCTGACACACTGATCATTACCCCTTTATCTGACAGTTCTTTCTCAGCAAACTTTCGTGCTTTTGTGAGGGCGGAGGATCCGCACTTAGCCTGTGCAGTGTGGTTCACGGTGCCACTCTTTGTGTAGTATGTTACTCGGAATTTCATTGTTTATAGACCTTTTGCTGTTACTCAGTGTAAGCTATGAACTTAAACTTCCCGTCCCTAAAGTACTCAAAGCTACCTCCAAATGTTCCCTTGACTCTTGCCATAACCTCTTCCTTGGTAGTTCCTTCTGGGTACACACCCTCTTTGATCATGGAACAGGAGCTGTGTGACCTGCTTCTGAAGTCAATCTTGGTATTGTCTAACGGTCGTGGTTTGTATTTAACTGGCACGTTACTTCCTCTTTGCCTATGGTGGGGTTATTCTAACACTGACTAGTTGCTTGTCAACACCATTTAATTCACACGTGGAGCCTCAAGCGGAACGTGTTGGTGCTTGTCTAACGACTACTCGTACTGCGTTTTCGGTTGCGCGGAACCACGCTATCTTTTCAGCTGTGATTTTATCAGGAGCTTCTAGTTCCCTGAGGAACATAGAACCCTGTTGTGTGTAGTACAGTACCTCGAATTTCATAGTATTAGTCCTTATTTGTTGCTGGCTATTATAACGGCCGCTGGACAGAATAGTCAAGCGGCTTGTTGATATTAGTTCTTTCTATTCGTGTGCTGTCTTGAATCAAGGAATAGGAAGGAACACACGTGACTGTATGACGAAGATTAATAGCACCATCAGGCCGCGTAGACACGCGGTGGTAAGTTATTGAGCCACAAACAGATGTGCAGTGGATCGTGTCTTGCGACTTTCCTTCGTTGCTTCGCGGCCTTCGGGTCGCTTCGACCATGCACGTACCGTGCCGATAGAGGGCATGCAATGCCCATGCCATGTTCACACGACCGTGTTCACCAGAAAACATGCCCCCGGAGGGGGGTGATGGCCCTTCGGGCCGGTTCGATTAGATATCATCATGTCATCCAAATTTCTACAAGAAATTATGGCTTCCTCAACAGGGACTAAAGTCCTATATAACACAAACCAAGAGCCCTTGATGCTCCGCATCGTGCTCCTACAAGAGCACTATCGTGCTCAATAATGTGATAAAATACGTCCAAGAAGAAATATAAAACCAAAAGCCGTTTCGGTTCCTCCTAACATATACTTCTTGATACACATACGGAACGTATTCCTGACCACGACCGTAGGAACTGGAGTGACGGAGGTCGTCTCTTAAGAAAGTACATTAACTTGTTTGTTAGTAAACACTAACAATACGGAAAAAGCGGTTATTATCAGCTGGTGAGGTGCTTTAGGCACCAGAGGAGGGAAAAATAAGCATGAATTAGTTGATCTGGATCAACATTTATGGGTAGATGCGGATATTTTTCTGGATAAGCGAGGAAAAAACGTCTCTGAGGAATCAAGGGGTACTGAGAGCAGCAACCTTGAGCTTGGGGGGATCAAGGGGGGCTCTAACAAAACAATAATAATTAATTAACAATAATTAATAATATTATATAAATAATCCCCCAAAGGATTATTTATTATTAACAACAAAAAAGAAAAATATTACAAAAAGAAAAAAGGCTCATCAGACTTTGGGAGTCTGAGAGCTTGGTTAACTAACACGCATTTGGTCTAATATCCAAACAAACCAAATGCTAATACTATCCTGACCATAGGAAACAATTGATGTTGAATTACATACCAGTATGCTCTGAGTGTGAAAAACCTTATTCCATGAAAAATGGAATAGAAGGTCCTGATTGTGCTTGCGAAGCACCAAAGTTAAATATACCAGTGTTTGGAGAAACGGTCCTCCCTGACGCTGCTCCTAGGCTGAAAGAGGAAGATTGATATGAATTTTAGTTTTAGTCTGTTGGATGTGAGCCGTAACACCTCTCTAGCCTCTTCTGAGGAGAGTTCCTGGTATTTAGATGTATTTAACGTGTACATGTCAAAAATAGGGACAGGTAGTTTGCTCTTCTGCGGAAGAGACGTTGATGGGGGTTTCTTTTTGGAACTCTTGTACACAAAGAGTCTGGTAGATTGGATTAAAGGTAAGTTATAATGCCCTACATGAAGAATGGCCGACGGGACTACAGGCGTGAGTATGATAAGTACCACGGAAAGCCTAAAAACCGTAAGCGCATACAAAAACGTGTCGAGGCTCGTAGGGAGATGGTCAAAGATGGAAGAGCTAGTCCAGGGGATGGAAAAGACGTTGACCATAAGAGAAAGCTAAGCAACGGTGGTAGTAACGCTAAGTCGAACTTAAGAATGCGCTCTAGGTCAGCAAACCGTTCTGACAACGGAGCTAGGACCAGAGCAAAAAAGAAATGAGGATTATTGGCGTGTAGCTTTCCAGGTGAAAGCGCTCGGCTGTTAACCGAGATTGAGGCTGGTTCGAGTCCAGCCACGCCAGCCAACTTACAAAAAGAACTTCCGGAGGAATTCTGAGCATCGCAGTCATGCAGAAGTTTTGACTGGGACTGTAGCACGCGCTACACAACTGCGCATACACTGGAGAAGTGAAAAATGTACGAAGTAGACAGTATTGTAGCTTACATTCGTAAGCAGTATGAAACTAACCCTAAGCGGACTATTGCGCTTGGTATCTTTTCGGTCATGGTGTTGGGAGCCGCCATCTCAGCTATTATTGGGTAAGACGGTGAATGAGGATTTGCACATACACTTTGAGAGCCTAATCGCTCCTTTTGAGTCTAGGCTCATAAAAGTTGAAGCACTGACAGGACACATGGAGGGTGATTTAAAAGAACTAAGTGGTGATGTCAAGGATCTTAAAATGGTACTTGAACAGCATTCTACGGAGGAGCGTAAGATACTTAGCGATATCAACGCTAACATCTCAGCAAATCATTCCGAAGTTAAATCTATTAAATCATGGTTAATAGGCATAGGTACGGGGTTTGGTCTTCTTATCGGTTTATTAACCCTACTCTTTAAACTAGGTATTTTACATGCAGGGTAGGAGGAACTATGCCCGGACTGGATTTTTTGAAGAAAGGTATCCTTGGTAAGGCGCGTAAGCGTAATGACAAGGCAGGGAAGAAGGTTTTAGACGAGATACGGGCCAGCCGTAGCGGAACACCTCGTCGTAGGGAGAAGGCCAGAGGGAGCTCTCGGTAATGGCAAAATCAATAGCTATAAAAAAGCTTTTTGGTGGCAATGTCCAGACTAAACGCTTGGCGCCGAAGAAAAAGAAGACCTCGGTCTCTGCTCGAGTAGAGAAGTTTGGAGGAACTTTAGAAAGAGAAAGGGCTAAGTCTCTGCCTAAAAAGGCAGCGTCAAAGGCCCTACCAAAACCTAAAGCAACCACTCCTAAAAAACGAGTAAGTAAGACTGCTGTAGCAGCCGCGGCTGGTGGGTTAGGCGTTGGAGCGGCAACTCTAGGTAATGCAGACAGTAAATCTGCTCCAGCTAAAAAGGCCCCTACTAAGGCGACGACGAAAAAGGCCTCAGTTAAAAAAGCTGCGCCAAAGAAGCGCACCACTACGGCTAAGAAGGCTGCAGCAACAAAAAAACCGGTTAAAAAGTCTACGTCGACCAGGAAATCTCCTGTAAGCAAAGGCAGTAAGGCTACTACAAAAAGAAAAGGAGCAAAGGTACAGGAAGGCCCAACAAGATCTCCTGTAACTAGAAAAAAGAAACGCAAAGAGACTCCTTTTGAGACATTAGAGCGTCTTAGTAGACAAACAGGCGGCTAAGCCTAGGAAGGTATTATGGCATGGCAATGGTTAGTAGGACCAGTACTTTCTGTGGCCAAATATTGGTTTAAAGGAAGAGAACTTAAAGCCAAAAAGAAGTTACGGATAGAAGAAATCAAGGCACTAGGAGAAGTGCATAGAGCTAAAGCACTAGCAGAAGCAGAGGCTAACTACGACAATCTAGCCCAACTGCAAATGCAATCCAGCTGGAAGGACGAGTACCTAGTGTTAGCTCTAACCTCCCCATTCATTATTTCATTCGCAGCTCCTATAGTAGACGGAATGTTTGGTACACAGATAACGTCCTACATAGATCAATCTTGGATTATGGTAGCTAAGGCGCCAGATTGGTATCAATGGTCTCTACTGGGAATTATCATCTCAGTGTTCGGGTTGAGGTGGTATGCCAAGACAATAGGCAAAAAGATGTTGCCAGGAGGTAAGTAATGGGACGAGAACGTTGTCCGTATAAAACAAAAATGCTCTTCGAGAACAAGCCAGTATGGAAGGCCCTCAAAGAAGAGTACCTCACCAAAATGGATCCTACTGAGTACCTGTTTGCTACGGAGTCAGAGATTCTGGACGGTGGAGCCACCGGAGACAAGTGGAAGCATTGGGAGATGATCACCAAGTCTTACTACTGTAAAAAAGACGTACTGCGGTGGAGAGAAGAGCTGGAAGCTAAGATGAAGGCACTAGGCATAAGGAACGCAATAGCATCAGCAGTCGCTGAAAAAGGCTTTACTGCATCTAAGTGGCTAGCTGAGTCTGGTTGGAAAGAGAAGGTAGCTGGGCGCCCGACTAAGCGCGAGAAGGAAAGACAAGCCAGAATAGAAGCAAACGTTACCGACGAAATAGACGAGCTTTTAGACACCATGCAGGAAGATAAAAGGCGTACCACTTTACAATGACACCAAAATACTTTGACCTACACGATACGCAGGAAGTATTAGACGCTGTTATGTACCTAGAGAGCATAGGAGAACGACCCAGCGTACTCACGGTGTACGAAGTAGTAGCTAAGGCCAATTACGAATTAGCTAAGTTTCACTTAGAGGAATCTAAAAATGAACGATGACCCGTTCTTTGACTACACACCAGACGGTTCTGTGGCAGCAATGCTATACCTGTATGATAATGGAACTATTTACGCCCATACCCCAGACGCTGCCAGCGTAGTAGCAGCTGCCAACTCAATCATGAGTAAGAAGATTTATAATGAGTCTAACAAAAGCGCAGAAACGTGAACAGCTTAGAGAAGCCTGTGAGAACGATCTACTGCAGTTCATACACACAGTAGCTCCTCATAGGATGCTAGGCCATGTTCACGAAGAGATAATTGATTGGTGGCAACGACCTGATAAAAAACAAAACGACCTAGTCTTGCTTCCGCGGGGACACCAAAAATCTGCCCTTATAGCTTATAGAGCCGCACAGTGGCTTACACGGCACCCATGGGAAGCTATTTTGTATACATCTGCTACGGCTGGGTTTGCCGAGCTGCAACTTTCTGCTATTAAAGACATTCTTTTGTCTAAGAATTACAGGCTTCTTTGGCCGGACATGGTCCACATAGAAGAAGGTCAGAGAGCCATGTGGAACAGAATGGCAATAACCGTAGACCATCCATCAAGGCAAATAGAAGGATCTAGAGACCCTAGTATAATGGCAGCTGGGGTAGGTACTAGTACTGCTGGTCGACACGTAGGACTAGTCATACAAGACGATTTAGTAGTTCCTGAGAACGCCTACACAGAAGAAGGACGGAAAAGTGTGGCGGCAGCTTCTTCTCAATTTGCGTCTATTGCTAACCCAGGAGCTGAGAAGTGGGTTGTAGGAACTCGCTACCATCCAAGGGACCTTTACAGTGGGCTAATGGATATGGAAGCTGTCGAGTTCGACGAAGACGGCGAGGAGACTAAACGTTATCCAGTGTATGATGTGTTTACGAGGGTAGTAGAAGAAGATGGAGAATTCCTCTGGCCAAGACAGCGCAGGAAAGACGGAAAATGGTTCGGGTTTAATAGTTCAGTTTTAGCACAAGTAAAAGCAGAATACAGTTTAGATCCTACCCAGTTCTACGCCCAGTACTACAACGATCCTAACGACCCGGAAAACCAAAGAGTTAGCAGAGACGATTTTAAATATTACGACAGGAAGAATATAACAAAGGACAACGGATACTGGAAGATAAACGGGCAAAAGGTAAACATAATAGCTGCCATGGACTTTGCTTACAGTTTATCTAAGAGAGCCGATTACTCAGCTATAGCGGTTGTAGGACTAGATGTAGACGGAAATTACTACATAATGGACCTAGATAGATTTAAGACTCAAGAAATTCCTGTGTATTTCGAGCACTTGATGAAGCTGTACAATAAATGGGAATTTAAAAGAGTTAGAATGGAAGTCGTTGCTGCTCAAAAAGCCATCGTTAGGAACTTAAAAGACAACTTTATTATTAGGCACGGACTGCCTATAGCAGTAGAAGAATTCCATCCTACCAGAGCAGACGGACCAAAAGAAGAACGGATACAAGCTACTTTATTGCCAAGGTTCCATAACGGAAATATGTTTCTTTATAAGGGAGGGAACTGCCAGACGTTGGAGGAAGAGATTGTGGCAGTAAAACCTCCTCACGACGATTTGGCTGATGCAGTTACAGCAGCGGTGGATGCACTGAAGCCTCCACTAAGGACTAGTAGCAAAGCTAAACGTTCTAACATTATTTATAACGCTCGCTTCGGGGGCGTGGACTATTAAAAGGAATAGTAACTATGCGCCCTTTAAATTTTGAGCAGTTCTTTGAGCCGCATGATAAGGCTACAAAGATTGCTGAGAGGTGGGAGACCTGGGATGGGGCCAGGAACCCGTGGAAAGAGTCTGTAAAGGAAGTTCGCAGGTATATATACGCCACAGACACCAAAACCACCACAAACAGTAAGCTTCCGTGGAAGAACAGCACCACTGTTCCTAAATTAGGGGCTATAAGAGAAACCCTGTTAGCTCAGTATATGAAAGCCCTTTTTCCTCATGGAAACTGGTTTGCTTGGCAACCTAGAGATTTAGCAAGCAGCTCAGCTAAAAAATCAAAGGCTGTCACGTCGTTTATGAAGGTGATGTTGGACCAAGGAAAGTTCTTAGCTTCAGCTTTAGATTTAGTGTTGGATTGGCTAGACACAGGCAATGTGTTCGCTGACCCACAGTTTAAGCGTGTTACCAGGGAAGATGGAACAGTAGTATTTGAAGGAGCTGTTGCTAGACGTATTAGCCCCTTTGATATTGTGTTTGATCCCACTGTGGAGAAATTTAGTGATTCTCCTACTATTGTTAGGTCAATTAAAACTGTTGGTGATATTCTCATAGAGATGGATGAGAATCCTGGGCTTAATTATAACGAAGATGTTATAAGCAGGTTAGTAGGAAAAAGAAGGGAAATGAGGTCGTGGCCTATGGATAGGCTGAATAGATTTGAATCATTGCCAGTAGATGGGTTTAGCGATCCAACAATTTACGCTCATTCGGATCTAGTCGAGTTACTAGAGTTTAGGGGTCATTGGTACGACACAGAAACAGGAACACTAAAAAAGAATCAAATAATAACCGTAGTGGATCGTATGTACATTCTACGAGAAATGTCATTCGACTCAAACACTTTAGGGTCAATTGTACACAGCTCTTACCGACCTAGACCAGACAATTTATGGGGAATGTCTCCACTAGAAAACTTAGTAGGAATGCAGTATAGGCTAGATCATATAGAAAACATGAAGGCCGACATACTTGACCAGTACAATCATCCAAGAGTATTTGTGACGGGCCAAGTTGACGACTTTGAGGATACTCCTGGAGAAAGAATATACGGAGACGCCGACTCTAACGTTCAGTATTTAAGACCTGACATAGCAACAATACAGAATGATAATGAAATGAGAGTTTATATGGCTCTCATGGAAGAGATTGCCGGGGCCCCCAAAGATTTAGCCGGAGTAAGAACTCCTGGCAACAAGACCTTAGAAGAAGTGACTCAGCTACAAACAAATTCACAAGCTTTATTCCTTAACAAAGCGATGATGTTCGAGATGAATTTTTGGGAGCCCCTGTTAAACAACATGTTTGACCTGGCAGTCAGAAGCATGTCTAGGAATATGGAGTTAGCAGTACCTAATGATGATTTCGGTATAGAAGAGTTCGTAACATTAACCAGAGAAGACTTAAGTGGTAACGGTCTTATACGCCCTATGGGAGCGAGAAGATTCCTGACTAAATCACAATTGTTACGTAATTTAGTTGACATGTCGAACACTCCTATAGGACAAGACCCAGAAGTTAGAGTGCACATGTCAGGTAAGCGTATGGCACAAATGCTTGAGGAGTTAATGGAAGTCGAGCAGTTTGGCCTAGTTAGGCCAAACATAAGAGTATTTGAACAGGCCGAGACACAGCAAATAGCAGCTACAGCGGCCCAAAACGCAGAAGCAAGCGCCAACACTCCAACAGAGCTTTCTGATGAAGATATAGAAGGCCAGCTAGAAGAATTTGAACCAGAAATAGATGAGTTTGAACAATGACCGATGACCAAAACGGAAGTACATTTTTAGTAGTAGGTGACCAAACCTTTGCTAATGAGGAAGCAGTAGTCACCAAGATAGCACACCAAGAGAACCACATCTCAACCATTGAAACAGAGAATGCGGAGATGCGTAAGAAACTTGAGGTGTTTATGGAGGCTGCTGCAGAAAAAGCAAAAGGGACTACCGAGAACGTAACACCAGAGGCTACCGCTCCGGAATCAACCGGAGGGCTAGGAGCTGATGATGTAGCTCGGATTGTTAAGGAGCAGATGGAAGTATTAGCTGCTCAAAACCAGTACCAGGCCAACTCCCAGACCGTAGAATCGACGCTAGCACAAAAGCTAGGTTCGGAGGAGGCTGCCAAGAGTGCCCTGGAAGCGAAAGCTACCGAACTTGGTGTACAAAAAGAAGTACTGGAACAACTTAAACAACAATCACCTGGAGCTGTGCTCGGGTGGTTTGGAGATTCTCAGCCAGCTAATGTGGTCTCAACTACTCCTGGACGGAACAGCGCCGCGATCGGCCTGGGACAACCCGCCGAGGGGACGTTTGCTCATTGGCAGCAGATGAGAAAATCCGATCCAACATCCTACTTTTCCCCGTCAAACACCATGAAACGAATGAAAGATCATGAGCGACTGGGGGATAAATTCTTTTCTTAAGGAGAAAGAAAAATGGGTTTTACCTCTACTAATATGGACCACCTACAACGTTCCCAGGTCTGGTCTCAAGAACTGAAAGAAATTTTTAAAGATGACGTCATGGCCCGCCGCTATGTGTGGTGGAAGGAAGACTTTACTGATACAGCTGGCACGTTAAACATTCCGTCTATCGGACGCGCTCCGGTTAAAGATTATGTCGAAGGTACTGAGCTTACGTTCGACAAGCTGGATACTGGTAACTTTGAGTTTACCATCACCGACTACAAGGCCTCCACTACGGCTATTACCAACCAAGCTAAGCAGGACACGTACTACTTGTCTCAGCTGGTTTCTGCGTTTATTCCGGAACAAGCTCATGCTATTAACGAAGAGCTTGAAACTGCTATTTACGCTCTAGCTAATGAGCAGACAGCTTCTGATGATAACGACATCAACGGTGCTGCTCACCGCTTTGTAGCCACTGGAGGAGCTGACGGCGCTCGTATTATGCAGCCTCAGGACTTCGCTCTAGCTAAGTTGAGCTTAAGCAAAGCCCACGTCCCTATGACCAATCTTATCGGTATTGTTGATCCGGTTACGGCTTACCATCTCGAGACTGCTACTAACATAGTCAACATCTCGAATAATCCTCATTATGAGGGTATTATCGAGACTGGTCTGTCAACGGGCCTACGCTTCGTACGTAACATATACGGATTTGATGTGTACGAATCGAACTACCTGGCTTCGTCGGCAGTGGCCTCTGAGTCAATTGATACTGGTACTGGAGCGCGTGCTGTTTCAGCTGCAAATGGTGTGGCCAACATCTTCTTCGCGGCACTAGGCGGTCAACGTAATCCGTTCGTTGGTGCGTGGGCACAACAGCCAACAGTTGAGTCTGAGTACAACATGAAGCTTCAGCAGGACGAATATGCAACCATCGCACGTTGGGGCCTCAAGCTCTTCCGTCCGGAGAACCTGGTTGTTTGCTTGTCTGACGACAACACTGCTTAATTAGGAGGAATTACAATATGGGTTCTCGTTACAATTGGTTAAATAATGATGGCATGATCGTTACGTCAGGTCGACGGACTGTTGACAACGACCAAGTGTCGGCGTCTGCCAAGCGTGGACAACTCACGGAGTTGGTTACAGTAGTCAAAGAAGGTGAGATTGCTCAATCTGCAGCTGTAGGAAGCCGTTCCGCTACGTTGCCTGTCGGTGCTAACATCGTTGATGTTCAGCTGCACAGCACTGGGGCTTTGACTGGCTTGGTTGACTTGGTTGTGGGCATTGCTGATGAAGACGGTGGTAGTGACATTACTGATGTTGATGGCCTTGTTTTGGCTATTGATGCAGCAGAAGTGGTTGCATTGCGTCCTTCCGGCACCGTTGTAGGTTCTGCTTTCGATGGAGCTCTTTTGACAGCGGCTACGCCGTTGGCTGAGGAAGCAGTCGTTACGTGGTCAGCTACTACAGCATCTTCCGCTGGTGATGTGAAAATAGTTATTGTGTACACCCTTTAAGGTGCCTCTGGATCCCTAATGCCTCTCAACGAGGCAGAGGGGATCCTATTTTACTGAGGAGAAAAGATGCCCATACAACATGGTATCATAGACGATCCTTTCATACACGAGCCAAGAGGAATAGGAACTGCCACGATTGGAAAGGTGTATGTTTCTGATGGAGCAGGTAGCGGTGATTGGACAGAGATAAAAGACGCAGTGTTTCCTTTTACAGCAGATGTGTTCACTGAGTATTACATTCCCTCAAATCGTATGGTTTTACCTGGAGCAGCCTCGGACCCAGGAAGAGAAGCTACTAGCGGATCTCTGCTATTCGATCAAACAGCCCAAGAAATAGTTTACATTAGCGTTCCGGTTCCTAGAGATAGGAAAGCAACCGGGGACTTGAAGGTTTACGCTCTTTGGTCAAAAACCACCAGTGCAGCTAACGATGTCCAATGGTTATGTGACTATAAGATAGGAAACATAGCGGCAGTATTAGCAGGAAGTTGGACAAACTTAGCTACGGAAGACACGCCGCTAACAACTGACGACGGTACGGCTGATAAGATAATGCTTACATCACTGTCTGCCTTAGATCTAACTTCGTTAACCAACGATATGTTTATTGATTTGAGAATAAGCAGAACTTCGGCTACTAGTAACTACGCAGCAGACGCTAGACTACACGGAATTTTGATAACGTACACCGTTGCCGATATAGGCGATACAGATGAGTTTGCACCATGAACCAGAACCTATTAGACTTGGTTAATGACACTCTCATGAATATGAACTCTAATCAAGTAACTACTGTTACTCAGACTATTGAGGCACAACAGGTAGCCCTGATAGCTAAGGACACTTATGAGTACCTAGAGGAACTACAGAGATGGGACCACAAACTACGGTTCTCGCGCGCCCTGGCAGCTCCTGACATAGTTCCGTTTGGGGTAGGAATTCCTGACGGTATACAGCAAATAAAAGAGGTCAGGTACTTAGTCCCTAAAGACCCGTCTCAGCCATCTGGAGACGAATGCTGGAAAACTCTTACTTACATGTGCCCAACAGACTTCTTAGACGTTAATGCATGTGAACGGGAAGATACCGATCTAATAGAGTTCGATGATGTAGATCCTATATGGCCACAGGGGTTCATTGATTTTTGGGGAAGGAATAACAAAGAGCCAGATTCTTGGACAGTCATAGACGAAAGTTATATGTATTTTGATTCATATAATTCGTCAAGACAAGCAGCGATTGATAACTCAGAGATTGCTATATTGGCATACGTTAAGTACACGTTCGACAGCACTGATGACACTTATGAAATAGAGATACCAGATTACGACTGGTCTTTGTACAAGAATATGGTGTACGCAAAGAGTTGGTTGGACATAAAACAACAAGAAAGTCCAACGGCTGGAACAATGGCTAACAGGCTTTTGACACGAAGCCACAACAAAGCTAAGAGAAGGGTGATCACGCCCTTAAAAGGAATAAATTATGGCAGATAGTTACACAGTTAAATACAACGGACAACAAGGATTGTACCTGATTGTTTCTAAATCAGGAGAGCTACCTGAGGGCTTGACAGGCAAGTACACACACCAACGACTAGCTCAAAGAGCTTTAGATATTTGGGTCATGGAGCAAAGAGATGCCGCGCCAAACAGGAACAAGCAAGCTAGTAAACAGAAGCGTACGGGGACTAATAACTGAAGCTTCTGCATTATCGTTTCCAGAAGATGCGTCCCAAGACGAATTGAACGTTGAGATAATGAGGGATGGATCTAGACGCAGACGTAGAGGGGTGGATGTTGAAACGGATTCAACAAGTTTTGCTCCCAGAGCCTCAGATTTAAACATTGATGACGACGATATTTGGCAGAGCCGGGTAACGTCATTCAAGTGGGAAGCAGTCAACGGTAACCCAGAATTAGGTTTTATCGTGGTTCAGGTAGGTCCTACTGTAGCCTTCTTTAATGCCGGATCCGTACCAATAACGTCTGGATGGAAGGAAGAGTACAACCTAGAGTTGGATCAATGGGAAGCTGACGACGACGTAATAAAACCATATAAATGTCAGTTCACCTCTGGAAATGGGAAGCTATTCATATCTCATCCCAGACTGGATCCAATAAAAGTTACGTACGATGAATTAACCGATACAATGACGTTTGACAGAATACTTGTTCGTATACGTGACTTAGAAGGACTGGACGACGGCTTAGAAGTCAACGAACGTCCAACTAGCCTATCAGAAGAGCATGAATACAACCTAAGAAACCAGGGCTGGTACCCAGAAGTAGTAAAAATGAATGTCAACCAATTCTATGGAACTGACGACCCTATTCAAGCTTTCGCTTCTCACATACAAAGGTTCGGGACATGAGTGGAGTTTCTCAATCAGCTAATGTGCCTACTGGAGATTCCTGGGGCGTTATTAATGTTCCTTCTAAGCCTCCTTCCGGAACCTCCGCCACTACGTTCTCACTACTATATCCAGCCAATAGCGAAATAGTTTACGACGGAAAGATTAGTAATTCCACTGAGCCCCTACTTATAGGCCAGTGGGACGGCTCTGAGCAACTAAAAGCAGACGGCCTCAGGACGTCACACGCCCCAAAAGGGCATTATATAATAGATCCGTTTAGTACTAACAGAAGCTCTCAGGCCAGTGTTAATGTAGAAGAATTCAGCACAAGAGAGCGTCCAGGAGCCATAGGGTTTTTTGCTGGACGTCTTTGGTACGGCGGGGTTAGAGATGATAAGTATATAGGTACCCTATTCTTTTCTCAACTACTCGAAGGAGAGACACAAGAAGGACTTTGTTATCAAGAGGCTGATCCTACCTCGGAAGAGATTAACGAGTTGATAGCTACCGATGGAGGCACAATTCGAATTCCGGAAGCTGGTCACATACAAAAGATAGTCCCGTTTGGAGACGAATTAGTAGCTTTCACCACGGCGGGCGTATGGGCTATAGGAGGAGACGGCGGCTTTAAGGCCACGAATTTCTTCACTAGAAAGATAACTCGTATAGCCACCTTAACAGCAGACTCGGTAGTAGAAGCGGAGTCTTTTATATACTTCTGGTCTGATAGTGGTATATACAGGCTCCAACCTGATAAAATCACAGGGTACCTGACGGCAGTCAGTATGACCATAGATACTATTCAGGGATTCTATAACGACCTTCCGGCAGTAGCTAAAACCCAAGTAGAGGGAACCTATGACCATGTAGAGAAGCGTATCTACTGGTTCTACAGCCCTAATACAACTTGGAACGGAGGCACAGGAGAAGGAGAAGAAGTAGCTGCTCCGGCAAGGTACACTAAGTGTCTGGTACATAATCTGGTTACAGAAGGTTGGTCTCCGTATTCTTTCGAAGACAGTGACTACGGCTACATAGCCGGAGCTGTTATGGGAGGATTTAGTTCCTTCGAACAAATTGAATGTCAGGTGGTAGCAGGCGCAGACGACGTAATAGCCGATACGGACAACGTAATAATTTTCAATAACGAAACGCAGTCGTCTAAGCAGACTTTAAAACTAGTAACTATAGATATCTTTAGGTGGGAAGTTAATTTCGGAGAATTCTGGAAAACTACTTTCCAAGACTTCGAAGATATAGGTGGGTTTGGCGTCTCTTACGATTCTTACCTACAGACGGGGTATGAGATACCTCCGGGACTTGTTAACCAAGGACAGATGCACTACATCTTCCCTGTATTTAACAGAACAGAAATGACTTATGTCTCAGAAGAGGTACTAGAAGTCATAGCTGATGTAGTTACTGTGGTAGGTTGGACTGCTGTTTGGGACGATCAATCTAAGTGTAAGATACGCGCTAAGTGGGATTGGGCTGATACGAATGGACAAGCTGAGTGGTCCCCACAACAAGATGCGTACGTACTAACGGATGTATTCGATCCAATAGAAGTAGACGCTAGACATGATTACACTGGCGGACAAACTGTTGTGCGTAATAAGATCAGGTTGTCAGGAAACGGAGCAGCACTACAATTAGAGTTCCGTAACGACGGTGATAACGATTTCCATTTATTGGGGTGGCAGTATGTCGCACAAGGAACAACAGCGCCATAAACTAGTAGATCTTCCGTACTGCACGCTTTGGGCGGACATAGTCGAAGACGTTGTTTTTATACATCTTGACGTTAGAGAGTGGTCTCCTGGTAAGTACAAAGAGATGAGGAAGTACTGGAGGGCTACGCTAACCTCTTTAAAAAAGCGCGGGTTTGAGGACGTATTCACTCATATATACGATAAGGACCCAAAGCAGTACAAGTTCCAAAATTTATTTGGGTTTAAAGAGTTCGACAGAAAAAAAGACACCATTATTTTTTATAGGAGTACATAACATGGGAATTGCGGCAGGACTATCCTTAGTAGTTGGTGCGGTAAGTGCTTCTCAACAGCGCAAGGAGCAGAAGCGAGTCCAGAAAGAACAAAAGAAGCAGCGCGCAGCCGAGAGAGCCATAAGAGATGTACAGGCACGTCAGGCCAGAGTACAACAAGCTAGATCAGCAAGAGCCCAAAGAGCCGAACTGGCAGTGGGAGCCCAAGCCTCAGGCATACAAGGATCCTCCGGAGCAGTTTCTGCTGGACAATCTATTACCAGCCAAGTTGCAGGCAGTCAAAGAGTGGCCGGTCAGATAACAGGACTACAAAACACTATTAGTAGCTCGTTACAAAGAGAAACGGAAGCAGGTGTTAGGGCCAAGGAAATCGGAGCTATAGGTAGCGCAGCCGGAGGTCTGGTAAGCGCGTTTTCTCCGCAAATAAATGAATTGGGGACTAGAATAGGATTCTAATATGAATTTCTACGAAGAGGAAGACGCTCTAACCGGCAACTTCTACGAACAAAAAGAAGAGGAGCGCACTCAGTCCACTGTATTGTCCGACCCATTCAGTAATAACACTAGAAGGAACGCGGCTATCACAGAAGCCGATAATTCTGACGACGATTTGTTAGGAGCAGTCTCACGGAATTTGCTGTCGGATCCTGATGCCACAATAGAATCGGCTGTTACGGCTCGAGCTAATGCACAGATACAGGGAATAGACTCTCACGTAGAGTACACCATTAATAATCCTAGCGTAGAAGGTCTTGCTGGTCTAAGTGAGGCTGGTGCAGCTAAAGAGCTTATAAGAACAGAGAACACTGCAGAATCCTGGACTGACGTTGCAGCAGAAGATGCAGCAGAACTAGAAGGCCGCACAGACGCTGAGTTGGTGATAGCCCAGGCTGCTGCAGATGACGCATTGCTGGAAGCAGTCAGGAAGGCAGCTAAAGATCGTTCCATATTAAATACCTTGGGAGATATAGGAGAAGGAATTCTTCCTTTCATGGCTTCCACAGACGTAGACTTAAGGGATTTAGTAAAGTCTGTTACTGGCCAAGAGCTAGGCTACTTTGATGACAAAGAAGGGCTTATGCTATTAAGGGGCATATGGAGAAGCTGGTCACCAGAGCAAAAACAAAAATACACTGAGCCCTTAGTCAGGGCCGCTATAGAATCTGCTGATTTCAATGAAAGTGTAGCCGAACAGCTGATTAACTTTATGGTTCTACCTGAAGAGAGGATCTCTGCCGGACTAGTGGCAGTAGATAAGATCTTTGACATAGGGACTGTTTTTGAGGCTCCTAAAATAATAAGCAGTATTTTTAAAGTCGCGAAACGAAATAACGGCATAAACAGGCTAGCTACTCTAGGGCGTAAGGACGAAGCCGTAGAAGCTGTGGTACGAGCCAGTGAAGATACAACAGGAGAAACGGCTAAGTTTCTAGGTCTAACACCCGAGGAAGTAGCGGCTATAGAAAGCCCAATGGACCATGCTGATTTCTACGCCGGACTAACAGATGGGCTGTCTGATGATGTGAGAAGGTTCCAGAAAGCAGTACAACAGACTAACGAGGCCTTCTCACAGTCTGTTAATATGTCTCGAGCTGAATTAGCAAGAAACAGGTTTGAAGCAGCAAAAGCAAATCCTGAGTTTAGTAATGTTAAGTTAGACCAAAAGACTGGAGAAGTTACTTTTACAAGGAAGCTGGAAGGTGCTGACGATGAAGTAGTTTCAATTCCTGTAAATATAGCTGACGATTTTAATGTCTTCGCAACAAAAGAACTTGGACTAGCTAGAGGTAATGTAGTAATAAATCCAGCTACTAAGCTTGTAGATGATTTCTTAACAGTAGTTCAACTACCTACTGTCGGGCAGCAGTTAGCGGCTAGAAGTAAAATAAGCGCTCAAAAGTTGCTTAAAGAGTTCAATTCAGATTTGAAGTCTCTTCCTAAAACAGAACAAGACTTAATCAATAGAATTGTTAAAGAGGGAGATGCTTCCAGCAAAGTTTTTAACTTAAACGAGCTAAGGGAAAAAGGTTTAGTCGGAGAAAGAGCTCAAGCGGCTTATTATAAGGTTAGAGTGCTCAACGATAATGCGTACACCCTGGAATCAAACAGACTACACCAGGCATATAAGTCAGAAGGCTTTGATCAGCTATATAACACTTCCGACATAACTTCAGCCGCTGCTAAGGTTGTACAGAATCCAGATGCTACTCTGAGGTCTGCTAAAGTCCGGTCTATCTGGAACGCCGCAGACGAAGCTCCTATGCCAGCAGACTCTTTGAAGCCTAGGGATCTAGAAGAGAATGTGGTAATCCGTTTCAGAGGTCCTAGTCAACTAAAAGACCAGAATTACTACGATTACGCTCTTGTGCCAAGAGCAGAGCTAAGGAACCTACGGCCAACAGATATACTACCTAAACGAGACGGTTACGTAACTAACATACATTCTAATGCTAGGTACTTTGTCAGGAAACCTATTAAAGCCACAGTAAATGGCATTGCATCTGATATAGCTAAGAAGTCTACAGTAAGAGCCTTCTCTACTAGGAAGAAGGCAGACGAATGGATAAAAACCGCTAAGAACGAAGACGGAAGCAAGATGTTTCCTAACGACTCCTTACCAGACGGCTGGGACGTTAAGTTTGATGGTGACTTCGATTTCATAAGTAAAAAAGAATCTCTGGGAAACTACAGCGGGCTCTTTACAGGGCACAGAAAAGAGAATGGTTTAATAGTAGACGGACATATAAACCAAGATTTGGCAAATCCCTTTGAAGCGACGGCAGAATACTACCAACACCTGGCTAATAAAGGTGTTCTAGGTTCATACAGGTCGGAGCTGAAGCAACGTTGGTTGAACACTTATAAGTCTAGACTTCCTGTGGAGTTCCAAGGGAACTTTGCGGACGCAATGAGAGGGCTAGAAGAAGGAGGAATACAAAAAGGATCAAAGGAATGGAGAGCCGCTAAGGAGCTACATGACCAGGTCAGGGCATCGGTCGGTATGCGTACAGTAGACGAAATGGCATCTGAAAGGGTTGTACGGGCCATTGCCGAGACATCCGATATAGGAAGTCGTATATACTTCAATTTGGCCAGTAAGGGTGGTTTGAGTGGAATTGCTAAAGCAGCAGTGTTCCAGTTAAATCTAGGGCTACTTAATTTCTCCCAAATTCTAGTTCAGGGAAGCGGTATGATTGCTACTTTCGGAGCGCATCCTATTGCGTTTAGTAAGATGCTCCCTAAAAATTTAGCGTCCTCTTTAGCAGACATGCATTTAGCTCCTTTACCAAAGGGCAGAGTGCACGATCTTTGGAGAGCCTCTCAACTGTCTAAAACCACAAACATGGCAGCTGATGTTGGAGCCTCACTAGGAAAAGCTGATATACTTAAGGTATTTTTTGCACAAGGAGAGAATTTAAACCGCCGTGCTGCTTTCTACACCATGTATGATGTCCTTAAAAGTAGGAAAGGAAGAGAACTTACACAAGACGATCTGGGAGAGCTAATAGGAGAGTCTCATAGAATCACTCTAAACTTCACAAATGTTAATGAGTCTAAATTTCAAAAAGGCTGGTCTGGAGTTGTCTTCCAATTTCAGCAAGTTATAGAGAAATCTTTGAACCAGATATACAATCCACTTTTAAGATCTCCTTTAACTACTAGAGAGAGGCTAGGAATGGCCTCAGCTCAGGGACTGTTCTTTGGTTTGTCTGGAGTTCCTTTTATGGAAGCCGCATTTAATAGATGGAACAGTGTGTTCGCCGATCAAGGAATGGACGAGGAGACTGCTTCTCTTGTGACGGAAGGGTTAGTAGGAGCTATTCCGGTAAAGAACGACTTCGCAAGTAGACTTTCGTTTGGAGATGTGCACGGAAACTTTTATTCTCAATTAGTAGCAGGACAGCTTACCTTGCGTAGGAGTATGTTAGAAAATATGCGTAAAGGTATGTTAGGGCCTTTCGGATCTAATATGGCAAGAGCTATAGAAGGATCTATCCCTATAAAGGACGCGTACAAAGCCGGAAACCTGCCTTTAATGTTACACAACACTAAAGAGATGCTACTAAATATGCCGTCTTCGATGAGGAACTTTTGGATAGTAGATCAATACAGAAGGACAGGTGTATTATCTTCTGGTCGAGGCAAGCCTTTAACTAAAGAAGAGTTCTCTATGGTAGAACAAGCTTTCATAGGAATGGGCTTTCCACCACAGTTAATTGAAGACTCTTTCGAAGCTATGGATATGATCCAAGCGCAGGAGAATTTCGTAAAAGACATGGTAGATTTTGCTATTGAGGCTTGGAAGGATGGAGTTGACTTAGAGCATCCTCTAGAGTGGCATGCAGGAGGAACCATGGCAAACATAATGGCAGGGTCCTCCGAGGAAGTACAACAAGAAGTGCACAGAAGGTTTAAGAAAAAGTACCTAAAAGACGAAAAAACTTTGGTAGAAAAGGTAGGAGACAAAGGAGTGAAGGCTTACTTTGAGGCCAGCACGAACCCATTAATCAATCCTGGAGAACTTAAAAATGGCCAACTCCGTTAATTTACAACCTCAGGTGCCGGGACTATCAATCCCCAGTTCCATAGAAAGGCCAGTAGATCCGGTGTCTGTGCAACCAGCCGCCAGGACCTTCGGAAATATAATTGAGGATATAGGTAAAGAGCTTAACAGACAGAAAAGGGCTGCTAAAACCCCCTCGGAAGGAAGCTTACCAGGAGACGGTACCTCAGAAACTGAGAGAGTGCTGGCTTCACATGTTTCCAGTCTAAATCAGGCCAGAGACTCGGGGTCTATCACAGACACAGAGCTGCAGGTCAGGTCTGATGTAGCCACACAAAACGCCATCAACGCTTTACCTTCCAGAGCGTCTGCTCTTAGAACTATCAGAGCAGATCAGGGAGGAGAACTACAACGACAAATAGCTCCGTTTAAGCTTACACGTAGACAAGTGGCTCAAGTTGAGACTGCCAGAGCTAAAAAGATAGTTGAGCAACAAACGAAAGCGGATCTGCTGGGAATGCCAGTTGAGATTTATTCAGCATACGAGTCAGAACGATTCACTAGAGATACGCAGAAAGAGCTGAACAAAGAGAATGCTGCTCAATGGGGAGCAGCCAGTAGTGTAGATTTCAATGAAGACGTTACAGCTCTTACACGTCAAGTACAACAGCAGACAGGTAGTATGCTGTTAGGCCCGGAAGCTCTACTAACAGCTAAAGCAGGAATAGACAGTATTGCGGATAGAGTGAGGGCTGATGCAGCTAGGACATCCCTAGATGGTGGATGGAGTCAGGAGTTAAGCACCTTCAACCAGAAACTGCAAAAATGGGTTGACAGAGAAAAGAAGTCATTAGATGAACTTAACGGCTCTAAGTATCTTGAGCGTGTAAATAAGTTCCAAGATGAAACTATACGGGCTGGTGTGATGGTTACCAACCCTAATCTGTCGTGGATGCATAAGAATGCCCCTGGATTGATGCGACAAGTGCAGGCAGGGATTATTGCTTGGAACGAGGATGTAGCTCCTATTGATCCTAATGACCCAAAGACAGCGGAAGCTTTTAAAAAGGCTAAACAACGATGGGATAATAAATTCAGTCATATAGACGGTATGGGCCTGTTAAAAGAGAACTGGCAAACTGGTAATCCGGCAGCCACTAGAGAACTTAACACCTCCCTGGAAACATTGTCTAACCTAGGAGTTAGAGTTCCTGTAACTAAATCTGACGCTATAGGCCTAATCACAGACCCGGAGTCTCCACAAGATGATTTGGAGAGAGGGTCTATAAACGAAGCAGTGTCCGCTCTGTTTGACGAGGGGGATGGGGACGGCATGGCTATGATTAAAGTTACGGATCCCGCTGCTGTGCAAAAAGTAATGGAATCCAAAGAGGCCCAGGCTACTTTAAAGACTAAAGTAATAAATAAGTTTAACTCCTTAGTTAGATCATACCGGCAGGATGCTGATATTGTAAATCGCTACGGACCTCAGAAAAAGCTTCCGTTTGGAGAAGCTTACGATATGAAGTACATGGATCCTATAGCTGCTAGACGAAACCCAAACAAAGGTATGCGGAATAGCTTCTTCGGGGTTAACGTAGCCGACATAACTCCTAACGGAATAGAAGAAAACTACAGGACCGGTTCTCAAAGTCTAGGAAAAATAATAGACACCTTCCCAGATCTATTTGAAGGTAAAGGTGGACAAGAATGGTTGATGGATATGACACGAGCATTATTAGGAGAGCCTAAAGGGCCCGATCCAGAACAGGACAAACCTAGAGATTTAGGGCCTCCTGGCGGCCCAATAACAGATGCCTGGAATTTTATGAAGCGTGCTATCTTTGGTACCGATGAACCAGAATCCGCAGGGCCCTCAGCACCAACTGCTATAACGGGTGGTGGTTTTGGTGGTGAGGATTTAGAGCAACAAGAGGAAGATGATGTGTCATTAGAAACAGTGCCAGAAACAGCCGCTCAACTCTTACATGAGAGAGAAGGGTTTGAATCTTCTGTGTACGCAGACAGCTTAGGTAAGAAAACTGTAGGAGCTGGACATTTAATTAAGCCTAGTGAGACTTACAAACTATCCGACGGTAGGACTGTGAAAGGCTCAAGCCTGCAGATAGGAGATGAGATAGATCAATCGGAGCTAAACGCTAGGTTCGAGTCAGATGCTAACAAAGCATTTGTTGCGGCTTCTAGTCAAGCGGAAGAGGCCGGTATAGCTGACCCAGAATTCCTGGACGTGTTGACATCTGTTAACTTTCAGTTAGGAACCAATTGGACCAAGAAGTTTCATTCTAGTTGGCCAGCCATTAAGCGTGGCGACTTCGACGCAGCTATAAAAGGAATTAGCTCGAGCCGTTGGGCCAAACAAACTCCTGTTCGAGTTGAGGACTTTGTTAACGTACTTAACAAGCTAAAAGAAGATAAAGGAAATGCTGATCTAGCTAAGGTTGAACCAGGTGTGTACTTCGTGAATGGAGAACTTGTGGAGTTTTCATAATGCCCGTTACTAAACTGGGAAAGATTGAGTCTATTGTTAATGTAAAGGACATACCTTTAGAAAGGATATTACAACCAGGACCGCAAGGAGTAAAAGGAGAAAAGGGCGATAGAGGAGAGCAGGGCCCTCCTGGTGAGGTAGGTCCTCAAGGACCGGAAGGAATGCAGGGAGGGCAGGGATTGCCCGGACCAGCGGGTCCGATTGGACCTAAAGGAGAGGGTGGAGAAGGATCCCCTCCAAAGCACCAAGTTCGTAATGGAGAGATAAGATTCCAACAACCTGATGGAACATGGGGACCTTGGGTAAAAGTTGGTAGTGGAGGAACCAGCGGAGTTAATAATCTTCCTGTTGGCGGGACCACAGGACAGTCTCTAACTAAACGTAGCGATCAAGATTTGGATGTTGAATGGACTACTGCGTCAGCGGGAGGATTGAATGACGTTGTAGAGGACACGTCTCCACAATTAGGCGGAGATCTAGACAGTAATGGGAATAAGATAGCCGTCTACACAGCCGGCACAAGCGGAGCAGCAGCGAGTTCCTTCGGAAATGGACTGTTCATAGAGAACAACTTTAACGCCGGGATAACTATAGGCACTCCCAACTTTGGGACTGGAGGAGTGTATTTTGCAGATCCAGAGAACTCTAATGCTAGTTTTATGAGATTCTCGCACAGCAGTAACACACTTACTTTCGGCGTAAACGGAGCTAATGTCTTCTCGATCGGAAGTAATGGCGTACTTAATGTCGGCAGCACCGCTGATTATGAGACGTTGGTTACGTCAGATGATCACATCCCTAATAAGAAATGGATTGAGGACAACACACAGCCTCCTGAAAATGGTTTTGCTAATGCAAGCGACACGTCTATAACTTTTACTGACGTTAATAGGACGTTTAGTATACAGCCCGCAGTAAGTTCTTACGTTGTTAAATCAAACGGATCAACCTATACAAAAACGGCAACAGAAAGTATCGTAATCCCTGACACTGAGGGGCTGCACTTCATCTACTTCGATGATGACGGTAATCTTGCCCAGACACAAACATTCACCGACGACATAATTACCAGGTGGGCATTCACTGCGTTAGTGTACTGGGATGCTGACAACAACGAGGCGGTCACCTTTGCAGACGAGCGCCACGGTTCAGGGATGAACAGCACTACGCATCTGTATAACCACAACACTGTCGGAACTAGGTATGGAGCAGGGTTATTAGTATCGGACGTAGACGCTGATGGTAATGGAGATGATGCAACCGCTGCTCAGATTTCTGCTGGAGCAGGGGAGATTTGGGACGAGGATATCAAGATTTCCATAGATGCTCAATCTCTACCGGCCAACGTACCAATTTTATACAAGAGTGGTTCTGCAGGAAACTGGAGACGTATCTCTGCAACAGATTACATCTGTACTACGGCCGGTAGTGGTAGAGGAGCGTATAATGAATTTACTGGAGCCACATGGCAGCTAACGGAAGTGAGTAATAATGACTTTTTCCTGATGCACCTGTACGCAACAGACGATCTTAACGATGGGTACTTCTTCATTGTAGGTGAGCAAGAATACACCACAATTGGGAATGCTAGAGTAGGAGCTCCAAGCGAGATTTTTACTATAGAGACAGAAGGCCTTCCTGTAGTTGAATATAAATCAGTAGCTACCTTCATTCTTCAAACTTCTAACGGGTACTCTAACGCTGTTAAGTCTAGGGTTCGTACAAATGATGAAGGGAATGATTACATCGACTGGAGATTTATTAGTTCAGGAGTTTCAGTAGCTATTGCTGGAAGTACCAGTACGGTTTCCGCTCCCACTCACACTGTTGCTTCGGCCCCGGCTTCTGCCGTGGCTGGAAATATTATCTACGTAACTGACGGAGATGCAGGCAGCCCTTGTTTGGGCGTCTATGACGGGACTGACTGGAAAGTGGTTTCGTTAGGCGCAACTATATCAGCCACATAGGAATTAATATGGCTAAGAGTGATTTAGCAAAGAGGTTGGCAGGAGTAGATAAGTCGAACCTGTCTAAACTTATGCAACCAGGACCTCAGGGTGTTAGAGGAGATCCTGGCAAAGATGGTAGAGATGGAACTAACGGCCTAGACGGTCTGGATGGTAGAGACGGTGTTGATGGCCGAGACGGAAGAGATGGTAGACAGGGTCAAAGAGGTCCTAAAGGTGATAGAGGAGCTACCGGACCTAAGGGAGACAAGGGCAATCCTGGAGTACAAGGTGTCGTTGGGCCTCCTGGGCCACCAGGACCAAAAGGAGATAAACCCAACCACCAAATAAGTAAAGGCGAGATTCGATTCGAGAAGCCAGACGGAGAGTGGGGTCGATGGATTAAGATGGGCCACCACATTCACCACGGTGGTGGGGGCGGAGGATCCGGAACCGGTTCAGCAGAGTATCCTCCCGGAGGGGATGCTGGGCAAGTGCTGGCTAAAGCTAGCGCGGCTGATAATGATGTGGAATGGGTGGACCAAACAGGCAGTGGGAACATTTCTCCCGACGTGCTGATTGATATGGGCGGTTTTGTAGATACGCCTGAAACAGAGATTGATGCAGGGAGTTTTGTATGAGTTTAAGAATACGGCGTGGCACTGACGCAGAACGGCTAACAGTAACTCTGGCTGATGGAGAGCCAGGATGGACGACAGATACTAATGTCCTGTATGTAGGAGACGGGGCCACAGTAGGCGGGATCCCTGTTGGTGGGGTGGTCTCCACTTTAGATGAGGTTGGGGACGTAAACGTCGGAACCCCCGGAGCCGGACAAGATGGCTACGCTTTGGTGTGGAATAATGCTACTAGTAAATATATTCTGTCTGTTGTTAGCTCATCAGAGGTTAACGATCTTACTGCTTCCGTTACTTGGACTGATGTGCCTAATGCTAACATTACAGTCGGTAGTGTAACTCAGCACGAAGGGTCTATAAACCACGATAATTTAGCGGGATTTGTAGCTAATGAGCATATTGACTGGTCGGTTACAGGAGCAGAGGATTTAAATGTTGACCGTGTACCTGTAACGGCAGTGACTCAACACGAATCTTCTCTTAGTATCTTAGAGGCTCAAATTAGCGACCTAAGCCATGACGATCCCACAGCTATACACACAGACGCTTCCTCAGAGATTAGCTCTCTAACAGAGAAAGCTAGCCCCGTAGGGGCGGATCTCATTGTGATAGAGGATAGTGCAGCAGGGAATGCTAAAAAGAAGATACAGATTACCAATCTCCCAGGAGGAGGTGGAGGTATTTCAAACGTTGTAGAAGACGCCACTCCGCAGCTGGGAGGCAGTTTAGATGTAAACGGTAATTCTATTACCTCTACTGCCGCCGGAGATATTGTACTTTCTCCTGATACTACTGGTAATGTTCTATTAGGCAGTTACGAGTTTGACGCTGACCAAGCAGTAGGTGCCGGTCAAGACAACTATGTACTAACTTATGATAACGGAACCGGGCTCATAAGCCTAGAAGCCGCTGTAGCGGGCTCAGAAGTGAATGACTTAACCGCGTCTGTGACATGGGCTAACATCCCGGACGCTAATGTCCCTCAATCAGCTGTAACCCAGCATGAAGCTGCTTTGACAATTACTGACGGCAATGTGGACGCCGAGGCTAGTCTAGACGGGCAAGTACTGACTTCTGACGGTGCTGGGAACGCGGCTTGGGAGACTCCAGCTAGTGGAGTGACTGATCATACCCTTCTGTCTAACATAGGAACTAATACCCACGCTCAAATAGACACACACATAGCTGATTCTACGATCCACGCTACCGCGTCAACTTCTGAGACACTAACTAATAAAACGATTAACGGTGACAACAACACTTTGTCTAACCTGGACATTGGTAGTGAGGTGGATTGGGCGGCGGAAGTTGATGTGACAGACCGCACCGCCTTTGCTTCTGGCGATAAGATGCTTATTTTTGAAGCAGGGGTTGGACTACGCAAGATCGATTACGACGATCTGCCTAGTGGGGGCGGCATCGGTAACGTGGTAGATGACACCACACCACAGCTTGGTGGGGACTTAGATGTTAATGGTAATTCAATAACATCCACAGCCGGCATGGACTTGTCAGTAGGCGCAGGAAATGCAGTTAACGTTGACGGCGTGTTATTAGCCGAGTCCGCCACCTTCCCGGTAATAGGGAGTACTAGGTTAACCTCCTCAGCAACCAGTCAATGGTGGGCCATGAAGGCTTCGGTGAGATACGCGGCCGGAGCAATGTCAGATGGATTCGGTCCGTCGTTTGTGATGACGGCTGAAGACAGTGCAGCCACTGATAATCCTCTAGGATTACTTACGTCCTATAGAACGGGAGCTGATAACACTGGAACAATATCTTTTTACAAGTACAATGCTGGTGTCTCTGGTAAGACTCTTACTATGGAACCAGACGGGACAATTAATATTGGAGACACTACTAATTACGAGAATCTGGTCACTGACGACGACGACATTCCTAATAAAAAGTATGTAGACGACTCTATTGCGGCTAGCAGTTTCGAGGTCGTAGATGATACTACACCCCAGTTAGGCGGTAATTTAGATGTAAACAATAACGACATCACTTCTACTAGCGGCAATGACATTGTGCTGTCTCCAGGAGGTACGGCCACAGTAACTATAGATGGGACGACAAGGACTACAACTTTCGAAGGTCCTAACTTCCCAGTTACCAGGACTACACGAATAAACCGAACCAGTGACCTTATGTGGGCCACTATGTCTCTTAAAGCTGTTCATAGCACAAATATGGGGGATGGTTTCGGTACTGCTGTACTCTTTTATATAGAGGACAGTGGCGTAGGTGAGCAGATCATAGGAGAGATCGGGGCCGTTAGATCTGGCGCGGATAACTCTGGTGCCCTGCAGTTCAAGCCCTATAATGCTGGTAGCACAGCTACAGCTATGGAAATTGAACCTAACGGGACCATAAACGTCGGGGTTACGGCTAACTATGAGAATCTGGTTACAGATGACGATGATATCCCCAACAAAAAATACGTAGACGATTCTGTAGGGTATGATCTAGGAGAGTTTACTGTTGCTGGATTGCCTAGTGCCTCTACTAATGCCAATGGCTACGCTCTTGCAACAGACGCTTCTGGTGGACGTACAATAGTACGTAGTGATGGGACCAATTGGAAGGTGGTAGTTGTGGAAGGAAGCACTGTAACAACTTAAACAAAGAGCCCGGAAATCCGGGCTCTTCTAGTGCTTACAGCTTTGAGGCTCGTCGCTTAGCTTTCTTAGCAAGCTTCTTTAGATTTTTTGCGGCCTCTAAGTAAGCTCCTTTTTCAGTTTTAGAGTCTCCTAATGATACCTCAGCGTCTATCGTGACTTCGTAGTAAAGCCTGTCGTCACCACCTGCAGAGACAATATACCCATCCATATACAACCCAATACCTTCACTCATACCGTATTACCCATTAAAGACTTGTTTAATTTAGCCCCCTTTACGGGGGCTTTTCCCTTAAGAATTATCCATTAGTTTAAGAATGGATCTAGCCAGCAAGATTTTACCACTAAGCTGACCTGCTTCATAGGCAGTGTCAATAGTAGTCCAAAAAGCCTTACAATCAAACCCAGGAATGTCTTCCGGGGCCTGTCCTCCGGCTAGGTTCTCTAGCACACTTCTAATCATCTTCTCATTCATCTTTACACCAATTAATACCCGCTAGAACAGTCAACAACAAGACTACAGACGGTATTCCAAGGATAAGTAAAACATTTAAAGCCGTTCCGACCACGCCTATAAAATCGCTCATGCCCACTTATACTCTCCCTTAAGCTGTATTCTCATACAGCCGGCGTCTTTGCCTTGTATAATAAGGGAGTATGCTTTATCAACGCACTGAGAGTTGGTTAGCTCGTCTTCTACGACCTCTATACTACCATCAGACTGAGTGATAATCAAGTAAAATAAAAAATATTTCATAGTAATTTCCTGTACTGTAACCAACCTCTAAAATTAGCAGACCCGCTGCATGATATGAGCATGGGAGTAGCCTGATGCTCTAAGGGTGCTAGATGCTCAGCTTCTTTTAAATTACCAGCAAGACACCAATCAATAGACAATATAGGATCGGTGCCGTCATGGTTATTATAGCTAGTCCTAGCGCACCTAGCTGCAGAAGTATCCGCAAGTATTTTACCGGAGAACTCCTCACAGATCTTCTAGTAAGATTAGAGCTTTATTAATACGATCGTCTAGTGCTTCCTTAGACCGATCAGATAATCTACCTGCGTTATTTTCCCAGAACAAACGCACCTTAATCATAGATAATACACGTGCTGCGTAACTCACTTCTCCCTCTTCAACACTAGCATGCGCTACATCTAACATGACGTAAAGAACATCAGAGAACCGAATTGTTTCCTCTAGCAAGACTTCGTCCAAAATACCTTCTGCGAATCTAATGAATCTCTGGGCCTCTACTAACAAGAGACCATCAAATACCACGAATTCTATACTAGTGTCGTCATAAATACCAATTACTGAGTACGTACCCTCTTGGTCTATCGGGAACCTAATAGATTCACCAGGAGATACATCGTCCTTAACTAAAAGTACTACACCGTCTAGTGTTTGTATTAATAAAGAGTTGTCTTCTACCTGCCCTGTGTACCTAATTTTAATAAAGACAGGGTGACCTGTACTAGGAGCCTTAGCTAATTTACCTATGTCAGTTGTTATTACATCAAATTCGCATGCTTCTACAGAATAGTTGTTATTTGATACTATCTGTTCTGCCTGAACGTATACAGGCCCTAATAAAAATAAAACTGCTACTAATAAATCTTTCATATCCCTACATAATCCTCTAGTTGTGTTGGATGGTAATATTTAGTTGGTTGTACTTCTTTGCGGAAATCAGTTTTAATTTCGTCTTTTTTGCCATACGTGGAGCAACGTAAGCTTTCCACGTCTACGTAGTACGTCTTGTCTACCAGCACTTCGTTGGCGTTTTTGGTTGTCCTCACCTCCTGAAAATTGTTTACTAGCCACTGTAAGTTATCCACGTAATCTTTAGTTATGATCATATTCCACACACCCCCCCTTTACAGGACTCATGCTCCTCGAACACGACCCCCTCGTTTTTTATAGCCTCGTCGTAGGGAACAGCGGTTATAGGCTGTCCTCCACGGGATCCGTCAGGATAGAACGTCAGTCCTCTAAGCTTATCTGAGTACTTATAAATGATTTTCGCCATGTCTTCTACCTTATCCTCGTTGTTGAGCTCACTGCCCCATGAGGGTAAGTTTAGCGTAGATGAAATGCCCATGTCAACATACTTCTGCACAAACGCCTGGAAAGCAATACGACGTTCAGGATCTGCCGCTAGATCTACGGCCGTCTCTACTGACTCTGGATCGCATCCAGTCTCGTCTATGATGCGCTTGGCGGCTGTATCTACTACGTAAGAGTATTTCCAGTTAGACCCGCCGGCTAAAAACCGCCTCTTGTAGCTAACGGCGTACAAAGGTTCTATTCCTGAAGTGGTAGCCCCGGCCAGTAAACTAATAGTCCCGGCTGGAGCTACGGCCCTGTAGGCTACCGGACGGTTCAAAAACAGTCTATCGCAGTGCTCGTTAGCTCCTAACTCAGACGTTGCCTCGTAAACTTCCAACCAGTCAGCTATCTCATCGTCTGGGCCGTAAGGAAGGTCTCGCTTTAGCAACCACTCGTGCATACCGGTGAGACCCAGACCTATACGTCTGTTTTTCTCCCTTACCTTCCGAATTCCTTCGGTCGGGAGCTCTCCTCTCACGGAACCACAAATTAAAAACTTTGACCCAAGCTCACATACCCTCTGGAAAGTACTCAAATCGTCTATTTGAGCCATGTTTATGGACCCTAGATTACATACATCTTCGTTGTCGGAGGAAGTTACCTCTGTGCAAGCATTCCTTCCGGTTTCTCCCTCGTTGTCGTACATATTAAAAGAAAAGCCGGACTCACCAGTCATCATAGCCTGAAGAACATTTTTCATGAACACATCGTTCATTCCTCCGAACTGGTGCCATTCTGTATCGTAATTAACAGAGGTGTTGGTCATGTCTAAAGGTGCAGGGAAATTGAAGTTCGCTTCCTTTGCTTGTGCTATAGTAATATCTGTTCCCGGAATAACCATGTCGTGCCAGTTCTTGGCTACTAAGAACTTTTGTATGTCCTCGTGCCAGCAGGACAGCGATGCGTACAGTGCACTACGACGACTACCTCCTTGCATTACGTTACGTCCGTTTTCATTTTGAGCGTACATAAGAGGAATCGGTCCAGAGGATACTCCGCCTGTTCTACTGAGGGTGTGCCCTTCTCCACGAAACACCGAGTAATCGTTTCCTATACCACCACCGGTCATTAATGCTGACATAACGTCATGGTTCAACCGAGCCCACTCTTCTCTAGAGTCTTCTTGAGATTTGAAGATGAAACAGTTATTGTAAAATTTGGCCTGTCGACCTGCGTAGTAAATGTACCTGCCTCCAGGCAAAAACATGAAATTACGAATAAAGTAGCCCAGATCTGCTCTGTCCTCCTTGGACATAATTGGATGTTCGGTACCGCCAGCACTCCCGCAGACAAAGTCTACTATAGTACGGGCTCGTTCTGCCCAAGACTCTGATGGAGTGAGAGCATACTTCTGCCGGAAGGTTGTTTCTGATATTGGATGTAAAAATTCACTCACTGAACCCGTTCTCCAAAAAAAGCAATGCACAGATATCAAACTTAGTTATTTCAGAAATACTCCATTCCACTTGCTTACCTGTACGTTGTAGTATGTAATCTCGTAGAGATGACAGCATAACTGGGCCCATATTATAATGGTCCCTGAGGTTACTACTACGCTTTACGTTAACCTTACTGCCGTAGGTAGCTATTAAAAACTCGTATAAAGCTGATTCTATAGTCATGGAAGCATCCTTAACATGTATCTATAAGCCTTTATATCAGCTCTGATTTGTGCAGAGTTGTTTACGTCTGGATCGAAATCTATAAGGTGCTCAATGAGTACATCTAACTTACGTTTTATATTGGTTTTTATCTTGCTTGTAAGCCATGTAGCGTTTTCCCAGGCTTTCAAGAACTCTACCCTCTCTTCTCTGTCCATGCCCATAGTAAATTCTGACGGTATTCTAATTTCTCTTTCCATTAATTCCTTCCGTAATGTTGGTTAACTGATCGACCCAGTTATCTATAAAGTTCATTCCGTTACTAAGCAACAAGGCATTAGTTTCTGCTTTTAGCACGTCTTTAAGGACTAACGCTTTCTGCTTATTATCAGCAGCGTAACCGGCTGATTCAGCAAGAACGGCTTGTCGCCTGAGTTCCATTAGCTGGTAAGGGTAATCGGAAATTACGCCTTTTACAGCCAGTCTTAGTCGTTGTTTAAGAGTCATGGTTTTATTTCCTTAAGTTGCAAGCAGCCATTTCATGGCTTCGTTGTCTCGCTTACCGTAGTAAATCCACTTACGCTGTTGTTTAGCGAACTGCTTAAGTGTAACACCTTCATAACGTCGGCACAAGTACTCCAGGCTGATAGGCATGGGCAAGAATCCCCCCTTTCCGTCCACCTCGTTCATTACTACAATTCCTCTGAAGTGCATGAGGTTGTCTTGAGGTCCCTTGTAGTCCTCATAGTGCAGGTAGCAGGCCCCGTTCACCATGCCTACCCTTTGGGTACCATTGGACAAGAACTCCCCTAGACACTCAAATCCTGGGCTGTGGCCGGCCACGTGAGAGTAGCCTATCTTATTGAGACGATTCATCATACTGCCACCCCAAGGCTTCCCTGAATTCTTTCTTTGAAAGAAATGGCAGTATGCTATTGAATCTACCGTAACCACCTCCAAGAACTTGCCTACTTTGTGGTAGTAATTTTCATACCAGAAATCATTCTCTGATAAGAACCCCTCCCACTTAGAGTCCGATTCTACCGCCCTATCTACCCTAAACTCATGATTACCAGAAGTAATGGCCTTGAATGGCACCTCCATATCAGAGTGGAGAAGCTCTAAACCCATCCAGACACACTCTAAGTCGGCTTTGACTCTTGACCCCTCAGCCTTCAATTTTCCTCGGTCCCAGAAGGACAAAGAAGGCATATCAGCGAAATCTCCTGCGTCAACAAACACATCTACGGGATTGTCATAAATGTACTGAGATATCCAGCTTAAGTGGTTCATAGGAACCCCAGGTTTTAATTGGGCATCGCCCATATGAAGATGCTTACGCATTTTTAGCTTTTTAGATAGTGGCACTTTCAAGCACCTCAATTAATCGGGTTAAGTAGTGCTTAGCTTTTTGAGCTTCCTGTAGTGGAGCATCTTTTGTTCCCATACGCATGACGTATTTCAAGGCTCCGTGCCTTAAAGCCCCTATTTGCTGCTCAATCGGCCAATCTTCCATAACATCCCAAGGCTGTACCTTAGAGTTTTTGTAGTGATTACCTCCTACTTGTGTGTCTTTTGCTACTTTATTCACGTCTCCTGTAGCATTATCTTTAGGCTCTTTGGCAACACGAAAACCGACGTTGTCGAGGCGGAAGTCGCGTACGCTCCAGTTACGTAGGGCCGATCGCGCCAAGGACGGAGAGTTGAACCACGAACCACCGCGCAACGCCTGACTAGCTCCTTCCTTAAGCTCAGATGTAGAAGACGTCCATTCCCACACATTTCCTAACATATCGTACAGACCGTATTTATTTGGATACAACTGTCCTACTGGCCTCAGTTTGGTAGTATTGTTTTTAGTGTAGGCGATTTCGTTAGTGCTTTCTTTGTGATCGGCGCACGCAACCTCCCACTCTTTTTCTGTCAATAACCTGTAGCTTTCCTTGGTTTGCGTGCTTAGCCATTGACAGTACCTAACAGCTCCATGTCCACTAATGTTAGTTACTGGATGAGTGCCGTTTGACTCATCTAATAAATTTTGATTGTTGTGCTTTAAGTACTCGTTGTACTCCTCTATTGTAACAGTATATGCTCCAACTCCTATGTTTAGTTCTGGAACATGGTTTGTAACAGGTACTTTCATGTTTATAGTCCTTTTCTTACCACACCGATGTAGTCTTCTTCATCATAATTTCTAACAGCTACTAACATCCCGTAGCCGCAGTTGAATATCCCATACATATCATCTTTGTTCATGCCTTGTCTTAATGCCCATCTACTACTGTCGTCCCGGTACAGTTTGTCGTGATCAAGATCTACGTACAGGTTATCAGGGGCTAGTCTACGAACAGCCCTCTTCATTCCTCCACCTGTTACGTGAGCTAACGATACCACGTCGTACCTTGCCTTAAGATTTTTAACAGCCGAAGTGTATAATCTAGTAGGGGCTTTTACGTGCTCAGGACAGTAGGTTGTTCTTAGCAGATCTCTTACTACAGTATATCCATTAGCGTGGAATCCGCTAGAAGTAAGTCCTACTATCTTGTCTCCCTCTTGTACGTTATTAGAAGACAACAATTCAGTACCCTCTCCTACGCAAAACCCTGATAGCTCCACTGAGTCTTTAGGCATAACTCCTTTCATCTCAGCGGTTTCTCCGCCGATCAAAGTGCATCCAGCTTGTGAGCACCCATGTTTTACTCCGGCTAGAATGCTGGCCAGCCGTTTTTCATTAAATCCTCCAAGAGCTATGTAATCCATAAAGTACTTTGGGTACGCTCCTGTACATAACACGTCATTAGCAGACATTGCTACTAGGTCTACTCCTAAATTGAAGTAGTCCCAACTGAAACTTGCCAAGGAAGATTTTGTTCCCACTCCATCTGTCGAGAATGTCTGGAAGTTGCTTGGTGGCCCAACTATAGCAGCATAACCAGGAGTGACTCCGGCCATATCTGCAATACTATCGTTAAAATCTATGTGCTCTCTGTACTCATGTACTACTTGATCTTTCTTCATTAGTTACCTTCTGATGGCAGTCTAAACATAATTTAATATATCCCTCTACCGGAGCTAGCATACGCTCAATGAAAGGACCTATATCCTCGTGCACAATGTTTTCTCCTAGTCCCATGATAGAGCCACAAGGAGTTCGGTGATCAAGTTCAATCTGTTTTATTGGAAACCACTGCTTGCAGTGTTCACATTGGTGCTCGAATTTATGACGCCCAGGCACATCGGAGGGTTTATCTCTTCTGCCGGCAGCCTGGGCCTCTCTAAAAGGGGGCCACTTAGTGTGCATTTTTCGTACGTTGCTTCGTACAAACGCTCTGTACCTGGCTGTGGTCCATTGAGGGTAGGCTGGCCATGGAGGCGTTTTCTTTCCCATACTATACCTCTATTGGTGGTTTCCAGGCATCGTTTACATGCCTCAGTAAGTACAGTAAGTGCGCGTTTCTATGCATGACGTCTTGCCAGTCTTTGTAGCCGTAGACTGAAGCATACACCGTGCAGCACAAAATGTACATATCTCTTTCGTCGTCACATTGACTAAGCAGCTTTCCTGCTTTAATAGGACCTATATTGTCGATCCCAGGAATGTCATCTGTACGATCCCCAGTGAGTAGTTGTATGTAGAACTCTAGACTGGCTTCCCAAGGATCGATTTCATACACACCTTTTTCTGGATTGGCCGGATTGTAATGATTACCGGCTATTTGATTCAGATCTTTGTCTATACTAGCTACCACGAAGTTTTTACCTTCAAGAAATAATTCGCGGGCTCTCATAGCCACTTTATCATCTGCTTCAACACCTTCCACTACCTCGGCCTTGAAGTTACTTATGTAGTAATTTCTAACGTCGTCGTAATAGTGCGGCTTCTCGAGCTTCCCCCTAGAATGTTTATAGTCCGAATAAATATCTTTTCGGAAGCACTCCCCCTTAGTCAAGTAGGCTTCATACTTAGGGTCTCCACAACCCTCTACTATCTTACGTAGCATGGTCTTCGCTGTATGCAGAACATTGGCCAGAGGCTCTAGCTTAGTCCTGGTCTGCACTTGTATCTCATCTTGGTCTAGTCCGTGTTTTTTACAAAAACTAAGTACACGTTCTCCTTTTACCAAGGCTCCTACCCTAGAGCCGTACCAAGTGTAAACTGTCCGTTCTTTGTTTTCTCCTACAAAAGCCGCTGCGTAAACTTGCGAATCCAAGTCTATCAAGGCAACCATAATACCTCCTAAAAAGGCCCCCTTTCGGGGGCAACACTGTTTAAACTTTAACTGTGTTTGGGCGCCCATCAGCACTGTCTATTGCTTTGTTAATGGTCTGAATAGCGCTGCACCATTCAGGTAAATACGCAGCGCTATAAGAATACAACGCTCCTTCTATCTCTAAGAGCTCCAACAATGTTAGTTCCACAACGTGCTTAGTAGTAGCTTTTTTGTTGCCTGAAGTCCCATAATTCATAGTTATTCTCCTTCCACTCCGTACAACACTACGTCAATAGGATCGCCTTTGCGGATACCTTCAGACATAGCGTAGAACTTCTCTGTGTGCTCCTGCATAAACGCCTCAATAACAGCCATCTTGTCCTTCCCCTCCTCAGGAAGACTTACTGCCCCGTAACCAGCGCACAGCTTGAAAAACTCCATGCTCATATGTAGAGCGGAGCGAAAACCAATAACAGGCTGACTGTCAATCCAGGTAGACTTTCCTGCTCCTCCGCTAGAGGACGGGGAAGGGTCTCCTCCCACTTTCTTGGCTAAAATAACTTTGCCGCTTTCATCAAGAGTTAGCTCTGCTTCGTCTTTCCACTTTACAGCGGCTAATACTGATTTATCTCCGTTCATCCACGGACCGTCGTCTATCTTGATTCCTGTTCCTGGACGGGACATGGTTGTTACTTTACCTTTAATTACTTGACTCATTCGTTTGCCTCTGGTGGTTCCATTGAATATTCCTCTTCTGGCGTGTCGGGCTCGCTCCAATGGGAAGCGAACTTCAGTCCGGCAGCAAGAGGTACTGTAAAATTGTCATTATACACCTTGGATAAGTACTGATACACAGCCTCGGTGAAAGCGTTATTAACTAATTCACGATATTGATCTATTTCCTCCTGGGGTATTTCCGATATTACTGAGTCATGAATAGTGTTCACAATGAACCCTCTCATTCCTGCTTGTTTCATCCCGTGCCACAAATAAACCAACGCTATAGGAATTATATCAGCAGTTGCGTAGCTTTGTACAGGATAATTGCAGATTTCTGTTGTATTATTTATGTACCCGCTTCTGGACATACTGCAGTTAGGGAAATAAAATATAAGACCTGAAGGTATACGGATCTGTTTAGTAGTTAAAGCTTCTGTCTTCCACTCTTCCTGAGCGTCTTTAATCCCTGGGTACATATCTTTGAATTTTTTGTAGTAAGCTTGCTCTAATTCAGTACCACTCTCTCCTCCGTATAAAGGCTTGAAAGTGTGTGCCTTAGCGTCCTGGCGCATCTCACTGCCTTCATCCGTTTTTTTATCAAAATCTTCGAAAGGAATACCATTTAACATAGATGCAGTAAAGCTGTGCACGTCGAAATCGTCCCTTATAGCCTCAGTCGCAGCAGAACAAAGGCCCTGGTGAGCAGCACTTCTAAATTCTAGTTGAGCTCCGTCAGCTTCAGGGATAACCCACCCAGGATTTCTCGCTGTAAATAAAGATTTGAATTTACGTGGCATGTTCTGAAACTGGCACGATTTCGCTTTAGGAAACAACTCAAATTTAATTTTGCGACCTGAAGCACTTAATCTTTGCGTTTTAGTCACGCACTGGTTGAAATCTCCGTAGAAGATTCCTTCCTTTTCCTTTACTACTCCGTAGAAGAAGTGCAGAGTTTTTGTAAGTGCAGCATTAACTTTTCCGAATCTTTTTCTAAGATCAATGAACTGACGTTGTCTTCTATTACTTGCTTTAAGCGCTTCAAGAGTAGCGTTGTCTGTTTTTGGCTTATCTTTGGCCGTTCTAATGGGATTACCTCTCCTGTCTGTAAGCTCACTAAAACCAAGCCCGCCAGACTCGGTTGGTCCGTAGATAAATTCTCCGACCTGCTTACTGGACCGAAAATTGATTCCACCCGAGAACGATTCAATCTCTCTGTTAATGTCCTCAAGTTGTCTAGTGTAATCTGAGTAAGTTTCTGCAACACGTTCTCCGTCTAAACACATCCCATTAAATTCAATGTCAGCCAGCACAGGAGTAAGAAGGCACCTAGTATACAATACAGCCAAGCGACCGGAACTAACCAATTCATCCAGTTGCTTTTTAAAAAGTGCCTCAGTCTGACTAACATCGTCTCTACACCTTTCGTCTAATTTGTGGTTTGGCACCCAAGGTGCGTTATGCTTGAAGCACGCATCAACAAATGCCCGCTTTTTTCCTAGTTTATAGTCCTTTAGGAGTCTCTTAAGAGCTAATTGCTCTATTCCTGTGCATAGGTTAGATCTTATAACCTTTTCAGCTATCATGGTATCGAATACCACCACTTTAGTGAGATCTAAGCCTGCTCGTCTGAGCCATTGTAAGTCAAACTTCGCGTTGTGTGCAATAATGAAGTCCACTTCTTCACAAGCTGCGACAATGTCTTGTATTTCCAGTTCACCACCGTGCCGTATTGTAAATTCACCTCCTTTCCGCTTTGTGACGGATAGCAGGAGAGAGTTAGTTGGATTGAGAGCCGTGCCTTTTTCTTCTCTGGTTGTTTCAACATCTATCACCAAATAATTGTCAGACAAGTATATGTCTGGGTTAGGGTTAGTTAAGTTAGGTTTCATGGTTATATATGTAATTAGACTTATCTGCTCTATAGACGGCATCGCATTTTCTATCTTGTAGCGCTTTTAGTGCCGTCTGAATATTACTGAAGGAGTCCACATAATACCAATCTCTCCACCAATGATCTTTTGCTTGTAGCTCAAAAGTACCGTTACGCCAATTGTTATATAATCTGTATTTCATAAGTCATCTGCCCTGATTGTTGCGTCCTGTTGACGTGATCGCAGCTCCTCCACGGCTTCATTCATATCGGTAAATAAATCTATGCAATACCAGTTTTTACTGTAATGTTCTTTTTCCTGCAGCTCAAAGGTTCTCTTACGCCAGCTGTAATTAAGTCTATAAGTTTTCATAAATCGTATATCCTGCTAAGATGAGGATTAATTTTTACTGGGAAGTACAGCTTGGCATCTGGGTTCTTAGACTTAGGAATTGATATCATTCTTTTGTTATTTAGCTTGAAATCTTCGTTCATACCTATTCCAATCATAAACTCACACGATGCCTGTATTCCTGTCTTACTCCCATCTACGTGTTCCATGTCTAATACTAGCACATTATGAGCTCGTTCACCAGCCTGAGTGATAGATAATGTCACACAATTATGATCTTTTCCTATGTTCCGAATACTGCGAGCAATGTAATCAAGAGAGTCCACGCGTGACCTTTTGTTATTACTGTCTTCCATGTTCCGCAACTGGTCCACTACAATAACGTCAGGCCTGATCTTCTTGACTTTAGAGCGAACCATATCTAATGAGCAAGAAGCTTTGTCTATAAAGTGTAGGTTGTTATAACCGCTGTCTTCAGCTCTCTCCTGAGCTTCTTCCAGGTTGCCAAGAACCTCATACTTCGTCATACCAGACAGGTTTGATATTATACGGCTTAGCATAATAGTAGAGGCATCCTCGTTGCCTATGTACAGCGCCTTTAGTCCCTGACGTAAGAAATCACAAGTTAAGGATATCCCCAATAAAGACTTGCCTGCGTTAGGCCTGGCGAACATTACTACGTGACAAGGTCTAGGAACACCTCCGCCCATCGCCTCACACAGACTATCAGGGAAGAATTTAACGAGCTTATCTTCTTTCAATGTCTCGAACACATCTGCCACTGGTACCGCATTAAGTTCCTTTCCTGCCTCCCCATCTCCTAGTGCCTGTTCTTTCAGATCCTTAAGGTCAATTATATCTCGTAGAAGTCTGTCTGTTTCTTTGTTGTGCAGACCCTCAGAGAGCAATCCTGCTAGCTTATGGCTCAGAGAATCTACCCTAACGTCGACGTATTCCTCAAGGACATTAGGCACGCTTACAGGAACTAGGCTATCTATGATGGCCTTGAAGTTGTCCCTATGCTTTGGGTGCTGGCGCTCGGCGCGGGCTAATAAGATACTTAGATCTACCTGCTCGGCTTGGTCATCCGCTAAATAGTAATCCTTTATTATTTTAAAGAGACCCTTACCAAATACTGAGAAATCATCAATGTCCGCCACATCTATGAGCAGGTCAAACGCAGAACGTTTATAGACCATTGCTGACAGTACGTTAGCTTCCATTACATTTTTCCTTTACTAAGCTCATCTCTAGTGTAGCTGCTACCTTTCTTAGAGACCTGAGCACAGCTACACGATACGTATAGGAACGCTTATATGTGATAAAATTTACGTAATTCTCTATAACTTTCATCCAAACACCTCTCTTAATTCTTCCTCAGACATGTCCTTAGGATCTAGCTGAGAGGACCACATCTTAAACGTTAACGACCTAAAAAACAAGCGGAATTGGTTGTGCCATCCTGAGTATTTGTTCCATGCATCAGCATCAAGAGCCACTACTAGGTCTCTTATCCCGACGTTTTTAAGGTGGAGAACATCCTTATAACTCATGTGGGTTCCCAGCAAAGCCACAGCAGGGCAGAGTTGTGAAACCTTTTCAGCTGATACCCAGTCTTCTACTAACACCATCCTCTCTGTAGTAAGCGAGGCGAAGTGCATAAAAGGCTCGTCTAGTGTGTTGGTGTACGTTATTGTCTTAGGACCTTCTCCTGACCACCCAAGAGCTTTATATCCTCTTGCTATATGGCCTATCACAGAGCCTTTCGAAGACACAACTGGCATCAAAATACGCTTGTCCTGCTTATTCCAAAGGGTTCTGGTAGCCACACCAAAACTGTTCTGTAAGTAGTTTCCTTTGTACACCTCAGTAGGCTTTGTGTACGGTCTAGGCCTCTTGACCCTTGGCTGCTGAGTTTCCAGAGGTTTTCCAGATCTGTGATCTACAATCCCTTTAAACCCGCAAGAAGCACGGAAACATATCCATTTTAAATGAGAATGAGTCTTAGTTACAGATAGGTCCTTCTCTTTTTTATGGCCACCATTACATTTAGGGCAGTCTTCTTGGTTGTATGTTCCTACGTCGTGCTGATCGTAGGTCATTAATAGAGAATCCTTTAGACTCACTTCAGTTTTTCCTGTACAGGTCGTAAGCTTCTCTTAGCTCAGGTACCTTCGATAACATAGTTAAGGCCTTGTAGTGAAGTTTATAGACCTGAGACTGCTCGACGTCGTAGTACACTCCAACTTCTTTAGGGGAAAGAGCTTTACGACTATCATTTAGCCCGTACAAATCCTTAACTATGGATGCTGATATAAGATCTAGGTTTTTATTAATCTCTGATTCTAGTAGTTCGTTAAGTTCCAGGAGTTCCACGGCATGGGAAGGACATCTTCCTTGCTGCTCATCTAATTCGTTCATAACTGAATCCCAAGATAGGCCTAAAGAGTAGTCGTCACTAGCATCTAGGTACAATAACTTATTAGGTCTAGGGTTGTTTATCATCAAAGGAGATATAAATTTCTCCATTCCTTTTCTATAACTCCAGTACTTGAAGGTCCCTAAGGTCCCTTTTACTGGGTTGTAATCTCTTTTAACTTTTTCGTAGTAGCTATTTCCTGCGTCGATTAAATCTTCTCTGGTTACTGATGGTATTTTATTCAGTCCAGATCTAAGTTTGTATTTAATGACAGACGACAGCGCCTGTTTCAATTCTTTATTCATATGATGCCCATTAAAATAAAGGTGGGTCTCCCTCACCCACCGGACAATGTTGTTGGTTTTCGGTGAGTCTTATTATATTCCTCTCGGCACTACAAAGCTCTTTTTATAATCCAGGTTACTAGTGCTCCTACTAGTAGGAATGTGCTAGGAGCATCTACGTTAGTCCAAGTAACTTCTTCATCGAAGAAAACTGTGCTGTAAGATTTGCTACGTACTACTGTAGCTAAGTTCCCGCATTTAGGAACGAATGCTAGATGCACGTCTTGATCTCCGCAGAACACTCCTATGTATTTAGCTTTAGCAACCACCCCTTTAGAAGGTACCACAGTGCTAACGTAGTCGTCAACTCCTTTTTTAAAGCTCATCTCCATAACTGGGTAGAAGCTTAAAGGACCCACACTGGCACCAGACTCATCGATTCTCATATCCGGTAAATCTTGCCAATTGTTTATAGACCTTGTCACGTAAGGGATACCACACTCCGGTACATCTAGTTTCTTGAGTACATAAGCCTTAGCGTTATCTGAACGCGTATGCAACGAGCTCGGAGAAGAGGCTGTATTAGTCCAGAAGTGCATTTTACTGCCACCGTGAGCCTAAAACCAGGCCTAGCATCAGGAGACCACTTAATACCAGAATGACTGTGTCAGGTGCTGGAACTGTCCCCTCGTTTTGGGTAGTAATGTTGATTCCTTTATCTCCTGCAACTAATAAAAAGCTCCCTGCCTGCTGCCATATCCCTCGTTTACCTTCGGCTGCTGTGGTAGTTTCAAGGGACATATCTAAGCCCAATCCGTGCCACAAAGACGTTTGGTAAGTGGAAGCGCCTTCGAGTGAGTATGGATCCAAATTGATGTTGTACGCGTTGAACATCCAATCACCCTCAGATGTAATCCAACGGTAATCGAACAGGTATGCCCTTGGCTCGTAGGTGAACGCGGGAACCGAGTAAAAAGACAGGTTAGCGTAGCCAGAACTTCCAATACCGTATGCAGCCAGTCCCACTCCGTTATCTCCTTGTTCCCAAACCTTATCACCACCGTCTGTTATGAATTCGGTGTGCAGTACCCAAAAAGTGTGGCGATGACCACGATAAAGATAAACATCTCCTTCCGCAGTAAAAAACTCATCATCATAAACTATTCCGTTGCTTTTAATTTCTGCTGCCTCAGCAGTTGCATTAAAAATAAACATTAACGTCGCCATAACTGCGGCTAGTAAAACTAAAGTTGATAAAGCTTGTTTCATTTTAATACTCCACCTCTTCCCAAGTCTCTGTTACGCTGGCCTTCTCTTCGAGTGTACTCTTTCCTTTAGAGTCATAAGAATACTTATCTTCTCCATCCTTCTTAACTACCAAGCGTTCTACTGGAATGGAACAATCCTTAAAACTCAACACGTCCGTAAAAATAGCCCTCTGCTTGGTGTCAGATTCGTAGAATCTTAGAGCCAAGGATCCGCCTCTTGCACTGTTTCCTACAGCAACAGGGCCGAAGGTCACTTTATAGTTTTCAGGTACCGTAATCTTTAGTTTTTCTTTTCTTGTTGTTATTAAGTAAGTTTTCATTTCCACTTGCTTAGTCATCTACTTTAACCTCATGTTGTCTTGGAATGTAAATTCCATTTGTTTATAGACCACTACCCAATCTGAATATACCGTGAAGGGAAGATCTAGTATTTTAGCAAAAGTGTTCATATACTTTCTAACTTCTTCTGTTTTATTCCCATGTGCCGATAGAGCTATTTCTCCCTTAGAGTACTGAGCTACAACTTTACCTTTGTAGAGCTGCATAAGTTGGCTACCGCTTCTCAACATTCCGTTCACTTAACTGTTATATCCCATTGATTTAACTGCCTCTTTAATATCTCCAATTAACCCATGGTAGTAAAGGGCAGAGCATGTATTGTCTGACTGCACTTTGGTAGTCAAGAACTTTAACAATCCTTCTACTGTGGGCACTTTACCTTCCAATTTATCTAGTGCCGCTGCAGTATCAGCCGAATCGTTAATCGCATCTACTTCTACTTGATCTAGCATTTACTTAAGCCTCTCTTCTAGTATACGCTGAGCTCGTCTGATTTTACTTAGCTTATCTATATTTTCATCGCTAAGCTTTAGCACACATTGTACCCAATAATCAGCAACTGTGTCAAGCGTTTTTCTAGGTACAATTCTGTTTAATTTACGTATTTTTTGAGCGTGTTTCCATCCAGCATCTTTATTATCCCAGGCCCTTATTATTTCTCTGGTAAGGTGAGCTGGCTTGTCTGTGTTCCTTTTTACTATCTCAGTGCCTCGCAAATCACAAGCATTGTAACTGCGATCTCCTCGTACTATCTCGAAAGCCTTGGCTTCATCTGAATGCTTAGCTACTAGGGGATATCCCCCCATACCAGGGAAAAGGCCGAAGGCTGCTTCTGGGAAACCAAACACAGCTTTTGGTGTAGCTATAATCTGATCACATGCCAGAGCAGCCTCAAATCCTCCTCCTAAACACTCTCCTTCCACTATAGAGAAGGTGTGTGCGTAGTTATCCGCCCCTCCCTGTATTAAGTCTACACAGGACAAACACAAGTTTGTGTAGTAACTCATGTTAAAGAAGTCTTTGTGGTACTTCAAGAAGAACTCTAGGTCCCCTCCCAAGTTAAATATTGCAGGATGTTTTGATTTAAACACTATTGCGTTCGGTCTAGTATCGTTAACAGCTTTAGGGGTTTCCTCTAAGAAATTCTCTAGGAACTCCACGGTCATACGTGGAACGTACCCATCCCCAAAAGTAACCCACAAAGTTTTTATGTCATCTTCGTATTCGAATCTAAACACTTCACACCTCGTATTGTCCATTTATCGCCAGTATAACCTTATTTTCTTCTGTCTCGTGTATGTAGTAACGACCGGGCATCATGTCTACATTTAAGCTGTTTATAGACCCTGACAGCTCTTCTCGAGTGATTAACCTTCCGTTGTACCACTGTACACATTGCCTGGCCTCTGTGTCAGCTAGCTCAATGGGATCAGGACTTAAGTAACAAAGACCTTCTTCTTTTTCTTGCAGCCTACACATTTTGATCGACCTCTACTCCCAGCAAGGTAATTTCTTCCTTTATCTCACCTATTCTATTAATAAGGACATTCTCTACTGCTTGTACTACATCCAGGCCGATGCCGCAACCAGAAAGAGAAGCTATGTCTCCGCTGCCGTCCTGGTGCCTGGATAAATGACAGTAAAACTTTTTGTCCTTTTTAGTTATATTGTCTGTCTCAACATACTTACGTATATCCACTAAGCTAGCCTCACATACAGTTAACTGTTTAACTAAGGCCTTCACTGAATCTAAATTTTCTAATTTCATTTTCTATAATCCTTGTAAAGTCTGTAAAGGTTGATGAGTACTAGTATAGCCAGGAGAATTGTGTTTGTCAAGTTCTTTTCCTAATAGGGACCATATTTCAGGTCCCGCCGTATAATCAGTAGGTGTTAGGGTCGATTACGCAGAACTCTGTGAATCCGTTACCACACGCAGTGGTCTCGGCCTCCCAACAGCCTCCTTCATCAATGTCGTACCAACGTGTTTGGTAGCTCTGCCATTGAATGTTCATTACAGTGTCACCTGAGGGGTCGAACAGTTTGAAGTTACTGAACCCCGAGTCGCCGCACAGATTAATGAATTTAACCTGAGCCGAGGATCCGTCGTAAGGCAGCACAAAGCGTCCTTCAACTGCAACTGGAGCGTTGAACACCTCGACCCGAATACCGTTGTCTCCGTAGTCAATAACGTCAGCTGAAACTGAGCCAGCCAGAAGTATAGAAGCTAAGATTGCTTTTAATTTCATGTTTGTTCCTTTGTTTAT